GCGCCTTGGGGCGGCGCGCGCGGTCGCGGAGTTCGATCTTTACTTCCATCAACTCGTCATTGAGGTCGTTGTAGACAGAGAGATCCCCGTCATCCAGCGCCTTGTCACGACGTTCTTTGAGGCTTTTGGCGCGACCATCCAGGTCCTCGTCAGCCTTTTGCTCGTAGGAGGACAGCTTCTCGCGCGCCTCCTTGAGTTCACGACGTATCCGCTCCCGGTCGGTCTCGATCTCTTCGACCTGACCCTGCAGCGTCTTGCGCTTGCTGACCTCTTTGCCGATACGCTTTTTGACCGCGTCGCTGTACCAGTCATCGTCATCAATGTTGACTGGGAACTCGCCGGTCTTGTTTATGTGCTCCAGGGCCTCGGCCGCATCGGGCGTCAGGTCCTCGGTCTGTGTCTCTTGCTCAGTTTCCATTGCGGCCTCCATTAGCAGTAAATCATCACGGATTCAGGCGTCGGGATAACCGACAGCACTTCATCGTCATTGATTAACTTGAGGGCCACGTAGGCATCGCCGGCCTTGTTACGGACCTGGATAGCCTGTCCCGCATAGGCGCCGTGAGCGACCATGTCGCCGACCTTGCACCAGGGTTGATCATCGCCGAACTTGGCGTGCTTGTAGCACAGAGGCCCCATCGACACTACGCGGCCGATATAGCGAAGATGTTCTTTCGCCTCGACTGCGGAGGTAGGTAGCGCGATCCCGCCGCTCGTGGTCTCTTCGACCTTGATCGGCTCGATCAAAATGCGCCACCCGGTTGGGATGGGGTAGTCGCTGGGGGCGACCTCTCCTGGCGTGTGGATTACTTCGGCGATTGCCGGCTCAGTCATCGTCATCGTCCTCTTCAAGGTACGTTTTGACTACTTGACCAAGATCCTCAAGGATCAGGCGATACGACTTGATGCGCTCTGCTCTGATCTTGTAATCCACGAAGTCGGCACAGGTGCCGTTCGCAAGTGCGTTCGTCTCGGAATCGACACGCTCCATGACCTTTTTCTCAAAGGCACCAAGAAACGCATCGTGTTGGAACTTCAGCCCGCTCATTCTTCAACAGAGTCCAGAGCGGCCTGGGTGGCGGCAGCCTCATCGGCGGCCTTCTGCAGGTCAGCGACCTGTTTGCGCTCGATCTCGGCTTCCGCCTGAGCATCTTTGCGCTCGATATCAGCCAGGGCGGTCATGTCCTTGCGGTCCATGTCGGCCGCGGCCTGGGCGTTTTTCAAAGCTATCTCGTTGGCGACCTTCGCCGGGTCCTCGCCACCCTGCTGCTGCTCGGGTTCCTCGAGGCCGATGGTCTGCGGCGCCATGAGTTGCGTCACCTGAGCCGCGGCCATCGCGATCTGGTTCTGCAGTGCCGGGTCCTGCATAGCCTCCGGCGGCAGACCGAGCTGCGCCATCATCTGTTGCTGGTACCACAAGCCGGTGTGCTCTGCCTGATGGGCCTTGTAGATGGGCTCCAGGTCCTTCTTGAGGTCATCAGGGACCATTTGTTCCCACCAGATACCGTGGGCCAGGATGTGCGCGTAGTGATCCTGTTCCGGGAAGGCCTGGACAGCCTGAGCAGTCAGCATCCGCAGGCCCTCGGTGATCGGGTCCATTGGGTTGATCTCTTCCTGGGGCGGGATCAGCTCTTCGATCTTGGGAACCTGCATCGCTGCCAACATGCGCTTGTGCACCGCGCGCATGTCATAGATGTCAGGGGCCTGGGCTGAGAGCTCGACCACGCCTTGAGCCTGGGCGATGCGCTGGGTATTGGTGACCGTGTTGGGATCGGAGACCGGGGCAACGTCTACCCGCTCATCGAAGTCAGCGCGCAGTACGAACTGCTCTTCCTCTTCCATGAGGTAGGGGTATTCATCAGGCAGATACTCTGAGAAGAGATCCGCCATGATGCGGAATTCCTGGGTCGAGGCCTCGTGCAGCCGCTTGTGGATCGCAGAGAAGACCTTCAGGCCTTGCTCGATCAGCGCCAGGGTGGTGCCTACAGGGCCATTGTTGTTGGCATCACCGACCAGATTCTCGGTGGTAGAGGTATAACGCCGGCCGACCTCATCGAGGTAGCCCAGCATCTCGAACAAGCCCTTGGAGGGCTCGCGGTATTCAAGGGGGTAGAAACACTTGGACAGCTCTTCGGCCGTCATGTCCACTTCGCGCCACTCGCCCATGCCGAGTGCATTGTCGGTCTTGAGCTTGGCGTCGCGGGACTTGAAGCCGCCCTTCATGTTGGCAAAGCCGGCGGCGTCGAGATAGGCGCGCATGGCACCGGTCGCGGCCTGGGAGAGGCCACCAATGACGTGCACGAAACCGTAACCGTAGAACCCGAACCCGGGCAGGAACTTGTAATGGGTCACCTGGACGCGGCGCTCTTTTCGCGCATCGCCCTCTTTCCAGCCGCGGCGGATCGCCAGGACCTTCTGGTTGTCTTTATCGACCGTCACCACATACGGAAGGGCGATACCGGTCGAGTTTCCCTGTGCGTCTACATCTTCAAAGCCCTCGAGATCCAGGGTGCAGTAGCATTCGAGTAACGTGTACCCAACATCATCATCATAGTTGGTGGGCTCGCGACCTTCAATCTCGTCAATCGCGTCATGGACTTCGGTGTTATCCTGACCCTCACCGATAGGGCTTACGAAGTGGTCAGCAGCCCGATAGTAGCCTATCTGCTGCAGCTTCTTTATGTCGTTTCCGGGGACGTTCTTCATCCGGTGGGTGTAGCGGATAGAGGTCTTCAGGCTGGTCGCCATGTAGGGCACCAGGAAGTCTGCAGCTTCCACGTAGTCAGAGCGCACCACCGCGGTATTGGGGTCGAAATACTGCTTCTTGAAGCACGACCCGGACATGGGCAGGCGCATCAGCATCCGGTCTTGCTCGTCAAAACCGCCGTTTATCTGGGTGTACTGGTAGTTCATGAAGCCCTTCACCCGGGCGGCCTGGGCCTCGACCTCGGGGGTCTTCTTGCCCATGACGACTGTCTTCACGGGGCCGCCGGCAGGCCACAGCTCAGCGATGGCCCTGGCCTGGAAGTTGGTACAGGCCTCGGCCAGGAGCGGGTGCGTCGCCACGGTAGCGCCCTCGAAGGGGGCCACGTACTTCTCGTCCTCGAGCAGGCCCATCAGGACCATGCCCTTGCGTTCACGCTCATACCACGCCTTGCGCGAGCTTTCGTCGTGATCGGCCCAGTCAACAACATCCTGGGATAGCTGAGCCAAGACCTGATCTTCAACAAACTCTGCCAAGTTGGCGTAGTGGTCGTCGGGGTTTATCGGCTTGCCGTCCGCCGGCATCAGCTTTTCAGCCTCGTCGTCGGTCAGGACATCCTCGCCATACTCTTCAACCATCTGGGAGAGTCGAGCAAGTTCTTCGTCCGGTGTTTCACCGAACACGTCATCCATAGTAGCCGCCATACCTTCTCCGGGGTTCGTCGCCGTCTTCGGTGTCCCAGTTAGGGGCCTCAGAGCCAACAAATGAATCGTCTACGGCGTCGTCCGGGTGCTCGACCCACCAGCCGTTCTTGAGATACAGAATTGCCTGGGTGACCGTGTCCGTGATGTCCGCCGAGGGCGGGGCACCGTTGGGGAACACGCCACAGGCGTCGATAGTCTTGTCGGCCCAGGAGCGGTTTGGCGCCCAGATCATGCCGGCCGAGAACAGTGAGGTCGTCGCGTGTGCACGCGCAACCTTGTCGCGATCCGGCAGGTAGGTCCGCAGACGGACCCGCTTGCGGCCCTTGCCGGCACGCCGGAGGTCCTGGATCAGCGACAGGCCAGACGCCTTTTTCTCAATGAGATGAGCGTCTGGATTGTATTCCAGGGTGTCAGACTGGGCCTTTTCACGCAGATCCGGGTAGGCAAGCTGGTCGGCCCAGCAGTGCAGCAGGATCAGGTTGTAGGCTTGGGCCTGCTCGTTCCAGAACACGCCCCAGGCAGTACGGGCCGAGAAAGACGCCTCTTTGAGGTCCTTTTCGGTATAGGCCGTGTCCCAGGACAGAAAAATGTGCTCACAGATCGGGAACGACTTGTCATCAGGCCACTTCTGCCACCAGGACTTGCGCAAAATCCCGCCCTCAGAGGGTGATGGGGTCTGCTGCATCTGGGCGGTGGCGCCATAAACGCCGGATGTGCGCTGCAAATCAGAGGTCAGGCGCTTGACGGCATCGAGGGGGAACCGTTCCGGCCAGAGCAATTCGCCCTTCTTGGTCCGCGGATCATGGAACCCCATCCGCTTTGCGGTATTGATGGGCGCCTTTCCCTCTTCGTCCAGCTCGTACTCCATCGGCAAGACGAGGCTCACCCAGCCGCGCTTATTGGTTTTCTCCCAGTCGCCATCCTTGTCGCGGACGAAGCCGGCCAGATCCCGCTCATGAAGCCGCTGCATGATGATCAAAATGCCGCCATTGGCCTGATCATTCATCCGGGATGTGACCTTGCCGGCGTAGGAATCCAGCACATTCTGCCGATCCGCGTCTGACATCGCCTTCTCGGCGTCGTGCGGGTCGTCAATCAGGATGGTGTCGCCACCCTTACCGGTCAGGGAACCTTGAATTGGTCGGCTATTACGGTGGCCGTTCGCCGTATTGCGGTAGTAACTCTTCTCATTCTGGCCTTGAGGGACCTGAACGAGGTTCCCAAATAGCTCAATAAAGTCTTCATGTTCCATCAGGTTCCTGGCCTGGACTGCATCACGCAGCGCCAGGGGTGCATCGTTCGCCAGACAGAGAAACTGGTGCCAGTTCCCCACCCAGCGGGCCGCAAACTCTTCGCCGCGCTTGCGCAGCCTGTCACGGTCCTGAATCCACACCCAAACAGGAAAACACACGCTCACGAGCGTAGATTTCATGCCACGAGGCGGAATATTGATGATCCCGCGGTGGAATTTCCTGTAAGCAAAGGCCTGCAGGAAGTCACAGATCAGCTCAACCGACCAGTTCCACTTCAACTCACGCCCAGGTTCGAGGATATGCCACGCCCACCGCACAAAAGCAGAGAACGAATCCTGCAGCAGGGCTATCTCTTTGCGTCGAGTCAGCTCTGACTCTATCTCGATGGCCCTAATTAACTCGTCGCGAGCCGCTGCCATCTGCTTCCTCGAGCAATATCATCAT